CTGAATTTATAGCTCCTTTAACAGACTATAACACAGCTGTTACTATTTTAAAAAGCAAAAGCATTTTAAATGAGGCTGTTGGTGGTGTAGTAACTTTAAAACCTACTCAACCAAACTGGTTTAAAATTTTTAATGAAAAATTAGAAGAAGCAGTAGGTGTTAAAAACAAAAAAGAATATGGTGATCAAAATGAATTTGAAAAAATTGATAAAGATGTTCAAAAAGATTTAGATAATCAATTTGATAATAAAGATCCCAAAAACATTGATAATCTTTATGGTCAATCATTTTTAATGGGTTACTACACTGAAATGAAAGACCCTAAAAACAAAGATAAATCAGTAGATGAATTGAAAGCTATTGTCGCTAAAAACATGGCTAAAGATATTACCTACTATAATACAGAAGCTTTTATGGGTACTAAAGGCATTGGTTTCAAAACTGATGTAATCGGAGGTGGTGAACCTAAAGCACCTAAAGGTAAGTACAAGTCAAGTGGCTACGGTGATTTAGATAAGAAAAAATAATGAAACAGGTATTAATTGAAACTATTCCATTTAGTGTATCTCGTACACAGTTACATGAGGGTTTAAAAGCACCTTCTGGTAACCCTATTGTTGAGGGTATTTTAGCTACCGCTGAAGTAAAGAATGGTAATGGTAGATATTATCCTAAAGATTTGTGGGAAAGAGAAATCAACAAATATAATGAAGTAATTAGAGAAAATAGAGCAACAGGTGAATTAGATCACCCTGATTCCTCTATTATCTCATTAAAAAATGTCTCTCACATTATTAGAGAATGTTGGTGGGATGGAGACAAAGTAATGGGTAAAATAGAAATTTTACCTACTATGTCTGGTAATATATTAAAAGCACTTATTGATAATAATGTAACAGTAGGTGTTTCATCTCGCGGAATGGGCTCATTAAAACAAATGAGTGAAGGTACATTAGAAGTTCAAGATGATTTTGAATTATTATGTTGGGACTTTGTATCCACCCCTTCCAATCCAGGCTCATATATGCAATTAGTAAGAGAAGGTAAAGAAGTACAACAATACCAATACGGTAAAGTTAATTCTTTGTTAACTGAAATCTTATGCGCTAATGGGTCTTGCCCTATCTTTTAACCCCTCCTTGGATAACAATTCCTTGGATCAACCCTCCCTTAAAAAAGGAGGGTTTTTTTTGCATTTTGAAATATTTTGATATACGTATACCCGACAAATATGCTATTTCTATATAGCATTTAGATTTAAAATATCTATTACGCTTCGAGCAATCTATAATAAGCGTACTTCCAACAAAAATTATTTGAGGACAAAAAACAAACAAAATGGTAAACAGAGACTTACTTAAAGAAGCCATTGCCGATGCTAAAGCAGTTAAGGAAACTGCCATCGCCAATGCAAAGGCTGCTCTTGAAGAAGCTTTCGCCCCTCGCATGAAAGAAATGTTAGCTGCTAAGATTTCAGAAATGGACGAGATGGAGGAAGAAGAATTAAAAGAAGCCGAAATGGAAGAAGAAGGTCTTGAAGAAACCTACGACACAACTAAAGAAGCTATGGACATTGAAAAGATGGAAGAAGCTGAAAACGTTGATGAAGTAGATCTTGAAGAACTCCTTCGTGAATTGGATGAAATTGAAGAAGGTGAAAAAGAAGAAATGACTGAAGGTGAAGATTTACTTAATGATCCTAAAGATTCTACTTCTCACGGTAATGTAGCCGAAGAAGAAGGTGAAGGAGAAGAAGAAGAAATCGACATTGAAAACATGGATGAAGATGACCTTAAGAAATTCATTGAAAGTGTAATCGCAGATATGGTAGCCGCTGGTGAATTAGAAGGCAACATTGAAAGCGAAGAAGGCGAAGAAGAAAGTGAAGAAGAAGTTGAAATTGATGAAGTTAAAAAAGAAATGAAAAAAACAGAAAAAGTAGAAGAAATCGTAGGTTCAGGAACCGACTTTGCTCAATTAGCTGACACATTAGGTGTTAGTATTGATGCTGCTAAGTATTTAGTTGTAGCTGGTGGATTAGCAGTTCCTGCTATTTTAGCTGCTGTTAAAGTAGGTGGTGAAAAAGCTATCGAATTCTTTAAGAAAATGGCTATGAAAAAATCAATGGCCGAAGCTGAAGAAATGGAAGAAATGAAGTCTGAGCTTGAAGAAGCTTACAACACCATTAAAACCATTAAAGAAGAATTAGCTGAAATCAATTTATTCAATGCAAAATTACTTTACACAAACAAAATCTTCAAAGCTAAAAATTTGACTGAAAGTCAAAAAGTAAAAGTATTGGCTGCTTTTGACAAAGCCACTAGCGTAAATGAAGCTAAATTAGTATTTGAAACCTTAACTGAAGGATTTAAAGAAAAGAAAGCTCCTGTTAATGAATCATTATTAAGAGGATCTGCTTCTAAAGTAGCTGGTGTTGCTGAAAAGAAACCAATCATGGAAGTAAACGACCAATTTGCTAGATGGCAAACATTGGCCGGAATTAAAAAGTAAACAAAAAACAAAACAAAAAAAAAAACAATTTAAAAAAATGTCAAACGTACAACAATTATTAGAAAGCGCTGCTGGTTCTTGGAAGAACTTGCAAAGCGATGCCGCTAAATTAGCTGGCAAATGGACTAAAACTGGATTGTTGGAAGGATTAGTAGAAGTTGACAAAAACAATATGTCAATTTTGTTAGAGAACCAAGCCAAGCAATTGGTAACTGAATCTAACCAAATCGCTTCTAACTCTTATTTCACATCAGGTGGACAAGGTGAAAACTGGGCTGGTATTGCTTTGCCTTTGGTTCGTAAAGTATTCGGAACCATTGTAGCTAAAGAATTCGTTTCAGTTCAACCTATGAACATGCCTTCTGGCCTTGTGTTCTTCTTGGATTTCCAATACGGTAACACTAAGAACCCTTACACTACTGGTCAGTCTTTGTATGGTAACCGTAACACTGCCTCTCAATTCCCATTCGCTACTCCTGCAGCTGAAGGTGGTTTGTATGGTGGTCCTTCAGGTCGCTTTACTTACTCTACTAACCAATTCTCAGCTTCTTTCCAAGTTTCAGCTTCTACAGCTAACACTTTGACTACAACTGCTGCTGGTACTGGTTCATTAGTATCTGCTTCTTGGGCTGAATTGAACTTTGATTCTGATTACTCAGCTTCTGTAGCTGCTGGTCGTATCTACAAGTTGACTATCACTTCATCTAACGCTTCATTGCCTAGCTTTGATATGGAAGCGGTTCGTGGTTTCATTCCTACTTCAGGTTCAAACTTCACTTCAACTACCTTGTTGCCTGCGTTCACTAACTTTAACTACACTAACGCAACTATCAGCTTCTTCTTTACCGCTTCTGCTAACTTTGCTGCGACTCCTCAGTCAGGATCTGTATTCACAGTATTCTACAACAAAGTAGGTTCTCAAGATGGTATTAATGCTGGTTTCTCTGGTGCTGGTACTTCTGGTGATAACTCATCTTCAACTGCTGGTACAGGATATTCAGGTCGTGGTGATTTCGAAGCTTCAGGTTCTTTCTCAGTTCCTAATGCTGCTAACGCCGCTCAGATCGTTATCCCTGAGATCAACGTGAAAATGCAATCACAGCCTATCACTGCTAAAACCAAGAAATTGAAAGCAGTATGGACTCCTGAATTTGCTCAAGATTTGGCTGCTTACCAGAACATCGATGCTGAAGCTGAATTGACTAACATTATGAGTGAGTACATTTCAATGGAAATTGATTTAGAAATCTTGGATATGTTGATCGAAGATGCAGCTGCTGCTACTGAGTACTGGTCAGCTATTAACAACACTGTAATCACAGGTTCTACTCCTACCTTGTCTACTTTGTCTTCTGGTTACTACAATACTCAAGGACAATGGTTCCAAACTTTGGGTACCAAAATCCAAAAAGTATCTAACAAGATCCACCAGTTGACTTTACGCGGTGGCGCTAACTTCTTGGTTACTTCTCCTACAGTAGCAACTATCTTGGAATCAATCCCAGGATTCGCCTCTACTTCAAACGGTGAAGCTGATCAAATGGAGTACGCTTTCGGTGTACAGAAAGTAGGTTCAGTTAACGGTCGTTACAAGGTTTACAAAAACCCTTACATGACTGAAAACTTGATCTTGATGGGTTACAGAGGTTCTCAGTTCTTGGAAACAGGTGCTGTATTCGCTCCTTACATCCCATTGATCATGACTCCTCTAGTGTACGATCCTGATACCTTCACTCCACGTAAAGGTTTATTGACTCGTTACGCTAAGAAGATGTTACGTCCTGAATTCTACGGTAAGATTTACATCAATGGTTTAAACACCATCTAATCTAACCTAAAAGGATAAAAAAACTCTTGCAAAAGGGCCTAGATTTTTCTAGGCCCTCTTTGTTTTTAGGTACTTACTTAATATTTATACTCAACAGTTATAAGATTATTTTATGAAAGAAACCCCAAGTCAGTTGCCATTTCAAAGTTATGTAATGAACTTTCCTTTTACCTTATCAACATCTGATCCAAATAATATTTGGATGCAAGAATTAACAGATGAGGAATTAACAGTTAATAAATCTAAAGCTTATAAACAATTTATGGACTTATATCAGTTTATGGCTGGTGGTTCTTTAGTTCATTTGTTGCCTTCAAAAGGTAATTTTCAAGATCAAGTTTATGTAGCTAACTTAGGTTTATATTTACCTCATATTAAGAATGAAAATCATATTATTTTATCTAACTTTACTTCTGATCCTCGCAAAGGTGAAGAGTTAGTTGGGGAAGAATTTTTTAATATGATGGGTTACAAAACAGCAATTTCTCCTTACAAATGGGAAGGTGAAGCTGATTTGAAATATCTTTATGGTAACAAATACATTGGTGGTTACGGTATTCGTTCAAACATTAAAGCATATGAGTGGATGGAAGAACAATACAATATGGATATTATTAAGGTAGCCATGGTTGATGAATATCTCTACCACTTAGATTGTTCTATCTTCGCCCTAAACCAGGATCAAACGTTAGTATGTACTGAGTTATTTGATGAAGAAGAAATTAAAGAAATGGAAAAGCATACTGAAATTATTGATATTAATGTTGATGATGCTTTAGGTGGACTAACTAATTCAGTTAAATACGGTAACATGATTTTATGCGCCTCTAACATTTCAGAACTAAAAAAATCTCATGAATATTATGAAGGTGAGGTTAATAAAATTAAAACATTAGAAAAGATTTGTTCTGATGCTGGTATGGAACCTGTTATCTTTAATTTATCTGAGTATATGAAATCAGGAGCTATGTTGTCTTGCATGGTTATGCATCTTAATAGAGTAGATCATTTAAAAACGTTACTATAATGGCACAAACGCTAGAAGAATGGTTAGGCGGTGAAGTAAAACAACTTCAAAAAATGCCTGTAGGTGATCTTTCAAATACTTTCTTTTTTAGAGATCCAATTCGTCCTAATTTTATAGACTATGAACATTTTTATAGTCCTGCGGATGGAACTATCTTGTATCAAAAGTTTATTAAAGATCCTTCTGAGCCTATAGTTGAGATTAAGGGTATGAATTATACTCTTCAAGATGTAGTAGGTGATGATGAATATAATAAACCGTCTTTAGTTATTGGTATATTTATGTCGTTCTATGATGTTCACATCAATCGTATACCTTATGGAGGTACGTTGCAATATAAACCACTAGACGCGATACAGTCAACTAATAAACCTATGTTAGCAGTAGAAAAGGATATCTTAAGAAAAAAGATTAATCCTGCTAATATGGAGTACTTAAAATATAATGAGCGTATGTGGAATAAAATTTATTCCCCATCTCTTAATTACACTTACTATCTTATTCAGATTGCTGATGAGGATGTAAATGTAATTGCTCCTTTTACAAATTCACAAAATGATATCTTTGCACAAAATGAAAGATTCTCTTTAATAAGATGGGGAAGTCAAGTCGATTTAGTTCTTCCTCTGGATGATAGATTCGATTTTGAACTTTGCCTTGATGATGCTATGCATGTACAAGCGGGTATTGATCAATTAGTGCGTATTTCTGAAAGATTATAAATAACTAAAAATGAATACTAAACCTACTCACGAAGATGATATCTTTAAAGAGAAACGTAAGCCTAAAAATCCTATTAAATTTAAACTTCAACTCAATATTGAACAAAAAGAGGCAAAAGCTAAAATTTTAGATAACACTATTACTTTACTAGCAGGAGCCGCAGGTTCAGGTAAAACATTACTTGCCTGTCAGATTGCTCTTGAAAAGTTATTTATGAGAGATTGTGAAAAAGTAATAATCACTCGACCAACTGTATCTAGAGAAGAAATAGGTTTCTTACCAGGTGATTTAAGAGAAAAAATGGATCCTTGGGTACAACCAATTTATCAAAATATGTTCTTACTTTATGATAAAACTAAAATTGAGGAACTTATTAAAGAAGATAAAATAGAGATTGTACCTGTTTCATTTATGAGAGGTAGAACCTTTGTAAACGCAGTTGTGATTGTAGATGAGGCTCAAAACGTTACTCATGAACAAATGGAGATGATTGTAACCCGTATTGGTAAAGGATCTAAAATGATTGTTTGTGGAGATGATGCTCAAGTAGACTTAAAGCAAAAACGTGATTCTGGATTTAAGTTTTTATACACTGCTGCTAAAAAAATTAAAAACCTTTGTGCTATATCTTTAAAACAAAACCATAGAGATCCTATTGTAGAAGATTTAATTAATCTATACAATGACGCGTATGAAAAAGGAATTAGTTTAAACACTACTGGAAATAGCGGAAGTTTTAAAAGATAAGTTAGAACCATACTTTTTCAATATTTATACGAAAAAGGCATGGCAACTTTTACTTCCCAAATTTTTGAAATTTTAACTTTAAATGGAGATAATGTAGGATCTTCTGTAACAAATACTATTAATAATGTGAATTATGTTGATAACAGAATTTTTAGTATCCCCTCAGGTTCAGTGACTACATTATTTTCCATGGACTCAGTACCCGGTGCTGGTACTTTTGTAACAAGTAGTATTCAATATATTCGAGTAACTAATAACTCAACTACTGCTCCTGTTAAACTTATTGTATCTTCTTCAACAGAAGCAATGAGTTATTTAATAGCTACGGGAAGTTCATATATGATGTCTACAAGCAAAATGACAGGTAGTGAAAGTGGTTTAACTTTTAGTGATATAAAATCAGTAAAAGCAGAACCCTCAGGAAGCTCAGCTAGTATAGAATATTATATTGTAACAACTTAATAAATTATGGCATCAACAGTAATCCCAATTTGGCCTGGTTCAGCATCCTTTGCTCAAGTATCATCTTCATACTATGTAAGTGGTACATGGCCCCCACCTACACCTTTTGGTTTTTATGATGGTTATAATGACTTTAAAATAGATGCTAACAAGGTTGCTAACTTTTGTGCTTTACGTTTAGGTTATCCTATTGAAAACGTAGAATTACAAGATATTAACTTTTGGGCTGCTTTTGAAGAAGCTACAACTGTTTATGGAAATGAATTATATGCTTTCCAAACTAGAGATAATTACTTATTTTTAGAAGGAGCTTCAACATCTGTTGATGTTAATGACTCTATATTTACTCCTACAATGGCTACTGTTGTTAGATTATCTCAACAATATGGTGAAGAAGCAGGAGCTGGAGGTAATGTAACTTGGTATAAAGGCCGATTAACTTTAATACCTGGTGTACAATCTTATGATTTAGCAGCTTGGGCTGAGGAAAATGGCATTACTGGTGGTATTGAAATTAAAGAAGTTTATTATGAAGCACCCCCAGCAATTAACCAATTGTACTCTCCTTACATGTCTGGACAAGGTGGAGCTGGTTTAGGTGGTGTACCTGCCGCTGGTGTTTATGGGTTTGGATATGGGTACTCTAACTACTTAATGATGCCTACAAGTTACACTATGCAAAATGTTCAAGCAATTGAAATGCAAAATACTGTAACTTTATCTAACTACAGCTTTAATATTGTAAATAATATTATTTCTGTTTTCCCGGTACCTGGTACTGGGTTTGGTAGTGATTTTAGTGGTGAAAATGACTTATATTATGGTCAATATCTAGTATTTAAGTTTATTAAAATACAAGACAGATTAGATGCTGCTTTTGCTGATGGTACTAATAAAATATCTAATACCTCAAATGTGCCTTACATGAATCCTAATTATAATAAAATTAATTCTGTAGGTAGAGCTTGGATATTTGAATATACTTTAGCAGTTACTAAAGAAATATTAGGTTACACTCGTAACAAATATTCAACCATCCCTATTCCAGGATCTGAGGTGACGTTAAATGGTGATACCTTAATATCTGCTGCTACATCAGAAAAAGAAGCTTTAATAACAAGATTAAGAGAATATTTTGATCAGACTTCACGTCAAGCATTGCTTGAAAGAAGAGCAGCCGAATCAGCAGCTCGTGTACAAGAAATTAACCAAGTTCCAATGTGTGTATATATCGGTTAAAAATATAAAAATGATAGTATATTGTATAACAAATAAAATAAATGGTAAAAAATATATTGGATCTGATTCTAAGGACAATTCTGAATATTATGGGTCTGGAGTTTACGTAAAAAAAGCAATAAAAAAATACGGAAAAGAAAATTTTATAAAAGAGGTTTTATGTAAAGTAGATAATATAAATTTAATGAAAGAATTAGAAGAATATTGGATAGATTATTTTGATGCTTATAATAATCCTTTATTTTATAATGCTACTAAATATTCAGCTGGTATATCAAAATTTCCTGAGGATAAAAAAATAAATATTAGTAAAGCTAATAAAAATAATAAATATCATTTAGGATTTTCCCAATCAGAATATCAAAAACAACAAACCAAAAAAGCTAATATAGGAAAAATCCATACTGAAGAATTTAAAAATCAAAAAAGACAAAAAGCAATAGGAAATAAATATGCTTTAGGAAATATTTTTACTAAAGAACAAAAAGATAAAATTTCAAAATCAAAAACAAATCATATATGTTATCAAGATCCTAATAGAGGTAAAAAAATTAGTGAAAAATTAAATAAACCTGTTTTGCAATATACTAAACAAGGAATATTTATAAAAGAATACCCAAGTGCAAAATCTGTTTGTGAGGATTTAGGAATAACAAGTATTAGTAGATCTTTGAAAGATTGGAATAATAATAGTAAAGGATTTAAATTTAAATATAAATAACATGAGTTTATTTGGACAAATGCGAGATATTTCTATGTTTCGATTCGTTAATCGCGAATTGATGCAAAAAATTATCTCTGAACAAGTTGTATTTTATAAATACAATGTTACTACTACTAAAGTAAACATGTATGGTGAATCCTCAGAAGGTAGAAATTTTGCTGATCCTATTTTGTTATTTTCTTTAGTTGAAGTAGGAGACCAAACATCTCCAGTAGACAATTTTGGGGTGGAATTTAAGTGGCCTATTAAATTTAGATTTTTAAGAGATGATTTAGTAGATGCTAATTTACATCCTGAGATAGGAGATATTATTATGTGGCAAGAAGGATATTGGGAAATAGACAATATTAATGCTACTCAGTTTTTTGTAGGTAAAGACCCAGATTATCCTTATTTAGATGGAGCTGGAGATAACCCATATGAGACAGATTTAGGTCAGTTTGGATATAATGTTTCTATTATTTGTGAAGCACATTATGTACCATCAGATCGTGTGAACATTACTTTATCAAGATTATAATGGCTCAAGTTAGAAAACCAATACCAAAAACCCAAAAACAACTTGCTAATGAGCAGGTTGTACCTACTTCCCCTCAAGGAGGTAATCCTAACAATTTTATACAAACTCCTCAAAATAACCGAGCCTTAAATACTTCATTTAAAGGAGATACAACTAAACCGTTTAGTGTTGGTATTCAAGATATCGATGAGGCTGTATTTTATTATTTTCAAAATATAATTCAACCTTCTATTATTCAAAATGGTCAAAGATTAAATGTTCCTGTAATTTATGGTTCTCCTGAAAAATGGAAATCATATCAAAAAGATGGTTATTATAGAGACCAAAAAGGCAGAATTATGGCTCCTTTAATTATGTTTAAAAGAACAGACATAACTAAAAATAGAGCTATTGCTAATAAATTAGATGCTAACTACCCTAACTTAATCCAGGTATTTACTAAAAAATATACCCCTAGAGATGCTTACTCTAATTTTAAAGTATTAAATAACAGAATACCTCAACAAGAGTATTATGCCGTAGTAATGCCTGATTATGTAACTGTTACTTATGAGGTAGCAGTATTTACTTATTATATTGAACAGTTAAATAAGGTAGTAGAAGCAATGGAATATGCTTCTGATGCTTATTGGGGTAATCCTGAAAGATATCAGTTTAAAGCTATGATTGATTCATTTGGATTCCAAACAGAATTAGCTCAAGATGAGGAACGTATAGTAAAAAGCACATTTAGTATTAAACTAAATGGTTATATTGTTCCTGAAGTATTACAAAAAGATATTACAGCACTTAAGAAATTTTCTAATAAAACTAAAATTATATTTTCTGTTGAAGCTACAGATAATCAAGCTATCTTTGAAGGACGTATTGATGGTGATAGAATTATTACTTCTGATCCTGCTCGTATTGATCGTACTGTATTTGTAAATACAGGTGAAGGTTCAGGAGACGGATTAGGAAATGTAGGAAATCAAGAAGCTCAAAACAGATCAACAGCAATCGGATAATTTTAATATTTATATTAGATAATGGCTCAAGTAAGATTTTTAGACCAAGTTCCTGTAGGTGTATACGATCCTAATGCTAATATAGGTGGAGGGATTGCTGTTGATGTATATTATAGTGGTTCTTTAGTTTTAGCTAATGTTCCTTTTATAAACTTTACAGGTTCTGTAGATGTTTTTAAAGAAACTATTTCCGGCTCTAATGGTGTAACTGTTAATGCATCAGGTTTCCCATATTCTGGATCAGCTACCATTACCGGTTCATTAATTTTATCAGGATCAAGTAATCCTATATTACTAGTTTACGGTAATTCTGTTTTTTCAGGATCAGTAAGTGTGTCAGGATCAATAAATGCTAGTTCATTTACTGGATCTTTATTTGGTACATCCTCGTATGCTGTAAGTTCATCACAAGCCATAAGTTCTTCTTATGCTTTTAAAGCAACTAGTGCTTCATTTGCTGATGTCACAAATACAGCTATAAGTGCCTCTCAAACCACAAGTTCTTCTTATGCCTTAAGTTCATCTTATGCTTTTCAAGCAACAAGTGCCTCTTATGCTTTAAGTTCTTCTTACGCTTTAAGTAGTTCATATGCTTTTAGTTCATCTTATGCTTTTAATTCCACTACTGCCTCTTTTGCAAATAATATAGCAAGTGGATTAAACATTACAGCATCAAATATAACAGTTACAGGAACGGCTTCAATATCTTACTTGGATGTTACTATTGAATCAGCATCTGTAATATATTCTTCTGGTTCAAACCAGTTTGGTGATGCGGCCAACGATACTCAAACAATGTATGGTACTGTTAATATTTTAACAGGTCCTTTAAATGTTTCGGGTGCGGCTACTTTTTATAATGGAATTACAGGATCATTATCAGGTTCAATAACAGGTTCAGTATTTGGTACTTCATCTTTTGCTCTAACAGCATCTTATGTTACTCCATTAACACAAAGTGTTCTAGTATCAGGTTCAGTATCTACTACTTCTGATTCAGTATTTAACACGGTCAATGTTGGATTGGGTGGAGGTAACCTTACTAGTAATACAAGAGTAGGTCTAAATACTTTAATAAACAACACAACAGGCACCCAGAACACAGCTCTTGGTACAAATGCTTTAGGTAATAATACAACGGGTACTCAAAACACAGCTGTAGGAGCTTATGCTTTAAGATTTAGTACTACCGGTACTCAAAACACTGCTTTAGGTAAATTCGCTTTATTCTGCAATACTACAGGTACTAACAACACTGGTTTAGGAACTAATGCTTTATTCTGTAACACAACAGGGGCAAATAATACATCAATTGGTAGATATTCTCTATGTTCCAATATTTCAGGTACAAACAACACCTCTGTAGGTACTGCTGCTTTACGAGCTAATACTACAGGATCAAATAACGTAGCGATAGGTTTTTACGCTTTAAGATTTAATGCTGATGCCTCTAATCTTACAGCTATAGGTGTAAATTCATTATGTGCTAATACAACAGGTGTAGGTAATATAGGTGTTGGGTACGCCACTTTGAAATCAAATACAACAGGAACAAATAATACTGCTGTTGGATCTAGTGCTTTACTTGCTAACACATACGGGAGTAGCAACACCGCTTTTGGTAGAACTGCTTTACTATCTAATACCACAGGTAACGATAACGTAGGTATCGGTGTTAATGCTTTAAGAAGTAATACTGTAGGGACAGGAAATATAGCTGTGGGTAGTGCTGCTTTATTTGCTAGCACAGCTTCAAACAACATTGCTGTTGGTTTTTATACTTTAAGAGTAAACACAACAGGCACTAGCAACACAGCTATAGGTACTAACAGTTTAAGATGTAACACTATAGGGGCTAACAACGTGGGTATTGGTACCTCAGCTTTATACGGTAACACTACAGGTATTCAAAACATAGCAATTGGCAGTAACAACTTACAGTGTAATACAATTGGTACTAACAACGTAGCAATAGGTAACGCTACCTTATATGCTAATACTACAGGTGGTTGTAATATTGCTGTAGGTGTTAGTGCTCTAAGGTGTAATACCACAGGAGTAAACAATATTGGTATAGGGGTTAATGCCTTATGTATTAATACAGCCTCAAACCTTACTGCTGTCGGTTTTAATGCTCTAAGAGCAAATACAACCGGCGGGCTTAATACGGCTGTCGGCTATTGCAGTTTAGCTACAAACACTATAGGAGAACAGAACACCGGTTTAGGATTTAGATCACTAAGGTATAATACAACCGGAGTTTGTAATACTGCAGTAGGTGCTTTTACTCTTTCTGCAAATACAACAGGTGCTAGAAACACAGCCCTTGGACGAACAGCCCTTCTTTCTAATACTGTAGGAACAGGTAATACAGCTGTTGGTACAGAAGCAATGAGATGCAATTTATCTGGTATCAGCAATACAGCTATAGGTGCTAATACTTTATATGCTAATACAACTGGTAATAATAATACAGCCTTAGGTACCTGTGCTTTGCAGAACAATACTACCGCTAATTCTAACACAGCAGTAGGTTACAGTAGCTTAAGACAAAATACAACAGGAGTTGGTAATACAGCTATAGGTTCTACAGCATTACAAACTAATACTTACGGTTGTAGAAATACAGCAGTAGGTCAATCATCTATAAGAGCAAACACAACAGGTATTAACAATACCGGTGTTGGTTTTTATACTTTGAGATGTAATACAACCGGTAATAGCAATATAGCTATAGGTAGTACAGCATTATATTCAAATACAATAGGTGCTAACAACGTTGCTATTGGGGTTCTTTCTCTTTGTACTAATACAACAGGGGCATACAACACAGCAATAGGTGGTAACGCATTAAGAAACAATACCACTGGTATTAACAACAGTGCTGTTGGTTTTAATGCTTTATATGCTAATACAGCTTCCAGTAATACTGCTGTTGGTGTTAGTGCTTTAAATGGTAATACAACCGGTAATCTTAACACAGCTGTTGGGTATAGTGCTTTAAGATGCAATACAATAGGTACTAACAACTCAGCTTTAGGGGTATCTGCCTTAAGAAATAATACAACAGGTGGTAGTAATATAGCAGTTGGGTTTTGTTCTCTATTCACGAACACAATAGGTGATGCCAATACATCAATAGGTGCATATGCATTAAGGGACAACACAACAGGTAGATTGAATGTAGCAGTAGGGTTAAGTGCTTTAAAGTCAAACACAATTGGCTGTGCTAACACAGCAATAGGAAATCTTGCCCTATGTACCAATACAACAGGTATTAATAATACAGCAGTAGGGATTCAAGCCCTATGTAATAATGTTGTAGGTGCAAATAACACAGCTGTTGGAATTAGTGCTTTATGTGCTAACACAGTATCAAACCTTACAGCTGTTGGTACTAATGCTTTAAGAAATAATACAACCGGTACAGCAAATACAGCTTTTGGTTTTGGAGCTTTATTATCCAACACAGTAGGTACTAATAGCGTAGGTGTTGGTTTTTACGCTTTAAGGAATAACACAACTGGAATAGGTAACACAGCAGTCGGAAGATCAGCTATGTACAGCAATACCATAGGAACAGGCAATACAGCTGTTGGTGGTTATGTTTTAACAGCTAATACTACTGGAACAAACAGTGTAGGTGTTGGTTTTGCTGCTCTAAGAGTTAATACAACAGGTATTAATAACGTGGCTGTTGGTTTTTATGGTTTAAGAGCTAATACTTACGGTAATAACAATATAGCAGTTGGTAACTCAGCTTTATGTAATAATACCTTTGGAGGTAGTAACATAGCTATTGGATCTAGTGCTTTATTTAGTAGTACAATCGCCACTCAAAACGTAGCAGTAGGAACTAATGCTTTATGTGCGAATACAACAGGTGGCGCAATGGTTGCTGTTGGTTATAATACATTAAGAGATAACACAACCGCTAGATTTAACGTTGCTGTAGGTTCTAATTCAAGTAGAAAAGCAACAACAGGTGGATGTAACGTATCAGTAGGATTTTATTCACTAGCTTGTAACACTACCGGATTCCATAACGTAGCTATAGGTAGAAACGCATTAATAAACAATACAGAAAGTTGTTTAACAGCTATAGGAGCACTTAGTTTATCAGCCAATACTACAGGTATTGGTAATACAGCTGTTGGTTATGCTTCTTTAAACGCTAATACCACAGGTAATGGAAATACAGCTGTTGGTTTTGCTGCTCTATGTACTAACGTAGTAGGTAGTTATAATACAGCAGTTGGTAGAGCGGCTTTAAGAAACAATACAGGTTCAAGTAATACAGCTATTGGTAGATATGCTTTGTTTAATAATACAACTGGTTTCCAAAACACAGCTTTAGGAACTTCAGCTTTATGCTGCAACACAACAGGGGTAAATAACGTAGGTATTGGTATTAATGCTTTAAGACAAAATACAATTGGTACAAGTAACGTAGCTGTAGGCAGTAGTGCTTTAGGTAATAACACAACAGGTGTAAGTAATACCGCTATTGGTAATACTTCTCAACAAAACAACACAACAGGTACTAATAACACATCATTAGGTAACGCTACCTTATATGCTAATACTACAGGTGTTAGTAACGTGGCTATTGGATCTTTAGCTTTATGTGTCAATACAACAGGAGCCAATAACACTGCTTTAGGTACTAGTGCTTTAAGATATAATACTTACGGTAATAACAACACTTCAGTAGGTGCTTTAGCTTTACGAAATAACGTAACTGGAGGTAATAATACAGCGGTTGGTTTTAATGCTTTGTGTGCTAATACAATAGGCAGTGGTAACGTAGCCGTTGGTTGTTCATCCTTAGTTAATAACCTAGTAGGTAATTACAATACAGCTGTCGGTAGGGGTGCTTTGTTTTATAATGTAGTTGGTCTTAACAACACAGCATTAGGTTTTTATGCTTTAAGAAATAGCACTGCTTCAAACAATACAGCATTAGGTTTCTGTGCATTAAGAAACAATACAACAGGTACTTGTAATATTGCTATAGGAAGAAATGCTGGTACCTGTATAACAACAGGAGCATGTAACGTAATCCTAGGATCTGCTACAGCAAACGGTTTTGGAACCCAAAACTGTAACATCTTCATCTCTGACGGAGCAGGTAACATAAGATTATTTGTAACCGGCTCAACAGGATTTGTTGGTGTAAACACAACCACTCCAACAGCAAACCTTCATATTTCAGGAACAACATCTCCTTCATCATCAGCCCTTTATATTTACAAATCAGGTTCAACCACAGTAGATATTCAAGGTTCACAAGGTCAGTTATTCTCTATTACAGATAGTTTAACAGGCTCTTTAATGTCTGTGAATGATATTTCAGGATTACCAATCCTAGAAGTATTCTCGGATGATAAAGTAGTGATGGGTACTTACGGGGCACCAGGTTTAACAGTATCAGGTTCGTTAGCAACAGTAGCAACAGGTTCTGCCGCTCCTACAGGTGCAGCACCTGAAGGTACTTTCCGATTTGTAACATCAGGAGGTTCGTACTTTATTTATGCTTATGTAGGAGGAGCATGGAGATCCGGATCATTATTCTAAAAATTAATATTTATAACATATATGGAACAATTACAAGGTGAATATGATGGTAGAAAATTTATGATTTTTTCAGTTACTGAATTAGATCAAATTGATTTTACCCAGGTTTTAGAAACATCAGCAGACACAATACGTAAGTCAGTAGATGAAACAAAAACCTTTGTTAAATGGGATAATGCTATGCCTGATTGTGTGGCAAACTTAACTACAAAGGAAGGTCCTTATACGTACGAAGAAATTTTGGTTATATTGGCTACACCAGAATGGACAGATCCTAACCCGCCAATGGGAGGTGTGTAATGTCTTTTATTCATAGTCCTCAAATAGTAACTAGTGGTCTTGTACTGTCTTTAGATGCAGGCAACACTAAATCCTATCCAGGGACGGGTACTACTTGGTTTGATAAGAGCGGGAATGGATATAACGGGACTTTAATTAACGGACCTACGTTTAATACTGCTAATTTAGGATCTATTGTATTTGATGGGGTTGACGATTATGTAAACACTACCTCGAATATAGGAATATCAGGAGCAAGTCCAAGAACAGTAGAATGCTGGATTTACGTTGATTCTAACACTAGCAAAAGTATTTTAGGTTACGGTGGGCAAACTGAGGGGCACTTATTTGATACTTTGATGTTTTATACCAGTGGGTACTTAAGAGTTATCGGTCATTACTACGGTAGTGGATACGACACAGCTTCAACTCTTCCTTCTAGAAATACAGTTAATATAAACCAATGGAATCATATAGTTCATATGTACGATGGAACTACCGCTAGTTTATACACTAACGGAGTATTTAGTAATAGTAAAGAATTTTCAACATCGGCAGGAAATCAACTAAACACTACTAATAATACTTTTAGAGTAGGTACAGGTCAATATACAGGCGGTTATCAATATACAACAGGAAAAATCAGTTGTGCAAAATTTTATAACCGAGCACTTTCAGCAGCCGAAGTCTCACAAAACTTTAACGCCCTAAGAGGCAGATACGGAATCTAAATTATGGCAACAGAATATTCACCCCAAATAGTAACAAACGGATTAGTATTATATTTAGATGCCGCTAACCCAAGATCATATGTAAGCGGTTCTACAAACTGGTATAGCTTACCCAGTGTTACAACATCTGGATCTTTAATTAATAGTCCTACTTATAGTTCTACTAACTTAGGATCGATTGTGTTTGATGGAGTGGATGATTATATAGAATTAAATACTACAAATAGTATATGGCAGTCTAATAATGCTATGACTGTTATATCAACTTTTAAATTATCTAGCTGGCCAGATTCATTTACTCAAAACAGAGCCCCATTGTTAGCAAAAACTTCTGGTTCTGTTTCTTTTGAATTTTCTTTATGGATTAATGGTAATGTGCCTTCTTGGGGCGGAAATACATATACCACTACATTTGAATGTTGGACTTTTAATGGAAGTAGTGATGTTGTATTAGTTTCAGCTCCACAAAACGCAATAACTTTAAATACAGTATATACCGTAGCTGGAGTTTTAGACTTAAATTCATCACCGTACGCTTCAATTTACATAAATGGAAATTTAAGTAATACTACATCAACAAAATCAGGTGTTATGACAGCAGGTTCAGCTCCAATACGAATAGCCGCTAGATTACCTGATGCATATGCCACTACCGGTCAATATTTAAATGGAAATATATACACAACTCAAATCTACAACCGCGCCCTAAGCGCGACAGAAATACAACAAAACTTTAACGCCCTAAAAGGCAGATACGGAATATGAGCACAATAGGAGGACCAAAC